TCAGCGGGGATCTTCACGATGTACGCGTTACCCCAGGTCAGCAGGTGCACCAGCAGCGTCTCGTAGAACACCATCGCCGGCGGAGTCCCGGGGTACGGGTTCCCGGTGACCGGGTCACGCCCCCCGGGGTAGCGCAGCAGCCCCGCCTGGTCCTGGTTCCACCGTTCCCCGCCGGGCGGCTCCCCCTTGAAACACTGCAGCGGCAGCGACCCGATCGTGCCCGCCAACAGTGACCACGCCCGATACACCGCGGCGACGCGCTCCGCGCCCTCGGGCTGCACCGAAATCCCGGACGCGGTGTTCGTTGGCGCGAACAGCTCGATCAACGCCTGCGACGTGAGCGGCATCGACGGGTTCGCCAACGCCCCTTCGGCGCGGGTCTCGACCCCGGTCAGCGCCGAGCGGACACGCTTAAACAGCGTCACGTGCCCCCCTCGCTGCGGGTAAGGTCTGGCCGGCCGCCCCTTCGCGGAGGGGAGTGGAAGTGGCCCCCAGTGATCCCGCCCGCCACCTCAGACGTGGATAAGTGACGGGGCCTGGGGGCCGCGGCCAGTCAGGACGTCACCCGCTGATCCGGGGCAGGCGTTTGGGCTCGTCGGGCGCGGGCGGGGCGGACGTTCGCCCACAGCACCAGCAGCAGCCCCACCACCAGCAGGACCAGCGGCGGCCACACAAACCAGGCGAAGGTTGCGATCAGCGCGAACCCGAGCAGCTCGATCAGGTTGTTCAGCACTCAGCGGCCTCTCCCGTATGCCACATGTGCACCGCGCTACGTATGTGTATAGTTAGCGGCATGACGGCACCAGCAGGGTCGCTTGACGCGGTCAAATCGATCCGTGACCGCGAGGCGCGCATCCGCGCCGCTACTGAGTACATCGAGCGTGCAGAGGCCAAGGCTGCCGAGGCACGACATATCCGTGACACCGATGTACGCGCCTTGATCGAGGCGCATGGGCCATCCGAGGCGGCCCGCAGGTCGGGCCTCAGCCTCAGCACCGTCAGACTGATCAAAGGACGACCGTGACCACTGTCGAAGACCAGCTCCCCCACACCGCCGAGGCCGAGACATCCACTGAGAGTAGGCAGGCCAAGGATCTACGGGCGCTCTGCAAGTTCTGGTTCGCCGACAAACCGCTGCCCGAGCGGGTCGCACTCCTGAACGAGCTGCGCGGCGTGCTCCGAGAGTTTTCACCGTTTAAGGACGAACCGGTCGACCTGGTCGAGTGGGTACCCGGCGGCGTCGTCCATGCCAACGACTACAACCCGAACACCGTGGCGCCGCCCGAAATGGAACTGCTCCGCGTGTCGATCAACCACGACGGGTTCACCCAACCGATCGTGACCATGCCCGAAGATGACAAGCGGGTCGTCATCGACGGCTTCCACCGCCATCGCGTCGGCAAGGAGATGCCCGACGTCAACGCACGCATCCACGGTCACCTGCCCGTCGTCCGTATCCGACAGGACCGGGAGGACCGTAACGACCGCATCGCGTCGACGATCCGGCACAACCGGGCCCGCGGGAAGCACCGCGTAGACGCCATGTCTGACATCGTGGTCGAACTCAAGAGCCGCAACTGGCCCGACGAGCGCATCGCCCGCGAGCTCGGCATGGAGGCCGATGAGGTGCTGCGCCTGTGCCAGATGAGCGGTCTCGCTGAGCTGTTCTCTGATGAGGAGTTCTCGGCGTCCTGGGATGTCATCGACCCCGCCGACGACTTCGAGGGCATAGACGGGGAGTTCCCACAGCAGGAAACCGCCGACGCGGACGGGCCGGGGCGGATCTACCACACCTGGGACAAGTGGGAAGCGTTCGCCGCTGGGTTCTTTGACACCAAGCCGACCAACCAGTCCCTGACCGCGGCGCGCATGAAGGAGATGTACGCGGACTTCCTGCGTGACATTACCCGCTTTGAGATGGCGATGGATGGAGTCCTCCGGGACTGGCCCAACTCCACGGAGCACAACCTGTCCAACGAGCGCATGAACCGGATCGCCTGGCTCGGGCAGGCGGCGATGTGCTGGGACACCGGGGTACCGGCCACGTTTTGCAACGGCTACATGCTGCTGACCACTGAGGAACAGGAGCGAGCGAACCTTGCGGCACTGGGGTACCTGAACAAGTGGCTGGCCGCGAACGGTCGCCCAACCCTGGCCACCCTGAAGGACGCAGCCCGCACGACTCAACCGGAGCTGTACTGATGAGCGACTTCCGGAAGCGCTACAACGTAAACAAGTCCGTATTGCGGGCTGCCCGTGAGCGGATCGCGTGGACGTTCGACGAGTTCGAGAAGGTCTACGTGTCGTTCTCCGGCGGCAAGGACTCGACGGTGATGCTGCACCTAATCATGGAGGAGGCGATCCGCCGCGACCAGCAGGTCGGGGTGCTCATCATCGATATGGAGGCGCAGTATCGGGCGACCGTCGACCACATTCAGTCCTGTGTCGACCTGTACCGCGAGCACATCGACCTGCATTGGGTGTGCCTGCCGCTCAACCTACGCAACGCAGTCACGAATTTCGAGCCGCAGTGGACGTGCTGGGACCCCGACCAGCAGGAACGGTGGGTGCGCGACATTCCCGCGGACGCGCACCCCGGTTACGAGTGGTTCGTGCCACGCATGGAGTTCGAGGAGTTCATGACGCTGTGGGGGCACCGCTACAGCGAAGGCAAGCGCACCGCAGCTATGGTCGGTATCCGAGCCGATGAGTCCCTGCACCGGCTCGGCACGATCGTCAAGTGGGACCAGAAACCCATGTGGAAGGGGCGTCGGTTCACCACGGGCGTCGGCGGTGACCTCTACAACGTGTACCCGATCTACGACTGGCAGACCGAGGACATCTGGCGGTTCCACGCCCTCTTCCCAGACTTGCCGCACAACCGCATCTACGATCTGATGCACAAGGCCGGAGTACCGCTGTCCAAGCAGCGCCTCTGCCAGCCCTACGGCGACGACCAGCGCCAGGGCCTGTGGCTATACCACCTGCTCGAACCGGACACGTGGTCCAAGCTTGTCGCGCGAGTGAACGGGGCGAACACGGGCGCCCTATACGTGCAGGAGCGCGGCAACATCACCGGCTACGACCACGTTGATCTACCCGAGGGGCACACGTGGAAGTCGTACACTAACCTCCTGCTTGCCTCATTGCCCAAGAAACACAGGGAGTGGTATATTCAGCGATTCCGTTCCTTCCTCAAGGGCTGGGAAGGTCGCGGCTACACAGAGATCCCCGACGAGGCACCAGCGGTGCTGGAGGCGAAGCAGTGGGTGCCGTCGTGGCGACGACTGGCCAAGTGCCTGCTACGGAATGACTACTGGTGTAAAAGCCTCGGACAGGCGCAGCCCAAGAGTGAGGCGTGGCTGCAGTTTAAGGCCATCCGGGCGGCGAAGAAAGAGCGCGCCGCGCTGGAGGCCGAGGTTGAACGCACCGCGGACGTCATGTCGCTTTTCGAGGAGACCGCGTCATGACGCCCTCCCTCTCCGGCCCTCACGTCGTCAACCAGGTGTTTACCGCCCCTACCGGCTGGGGCTACGCCGCCCGCTGTGGGTGTGGATGGAAGACCGCGCACAGCACTGAGAACGGTGCGGTTGAAGCTGGACAGGGGCACTACTTGTCTGAGCACACGGAGTCCGGCGTCAGTGAAATCCCCGACGAGTGGATGCTGTTTTAGCTGGACACCAGGAAGGGATCACGCAGTCACCACAGGTTCGGTGTCCCATCCTCGGCTTGGCTGGCCCGGTCGAACGCCATCACCGCCGCCACCGCTAAGTCGATCTTGCGGGGGGAGCCCTTCGCGTCCTTCACGATCCGCGCCCCGCGGGCATCCACCTTGAGCGTGCAGTTATCAACATGGCGGGCAAGCCGAGGATCCCCCGACTGCGTCAACCCGCCGTTTAACACGGCCTCGTAGAACCGCTGCGTCGCCGGCACCATCCGCTGCGGGGTCTGCGGGTACTCGACGATCGGTAGGTTCTCCGCCTCCAGTACCTGGTAGGTACGAGCCCACCGTGCCGGGTCACACACGACCTCCCGCACCTGCCACCGCCGGCACGCATCCCGGATCGCCTGCTCCACGTCCGCGACCGGCACCCGCCACGAATCGTCGGCGTCCGGGGGTCGCTCCCAGCACGCGACCACGTCGACGTGCGGGACCTCGGCGCACTCAACCGCGACGAGCGCGGTGGAGTCGTTGTTGAAGCTGCCGTCGAACCCGAGCACCACCTCGGCGAGGTCGTCGATCGGGTACGGCTCGACGTTCGCCGCCCACGCCCCATGCGGTAGCCACGACGACGCCGTCGAGACCCACATGTTCAGGCGCTTCGTGCGGAACTCAGGTTCCGGGGTGCGACGGATCGCCGACTCAAAGTCCTCCGCCGCGACCAGGTCATCGAACCCCGGGTTGGCTTCTCGCCACGTCGACCGGTTGCGGTGATCCGACTCCGGGTTGAGCGGCTCCCACCACGCCATGAAGAACGACGGGTCAACGATCTCGCCGGACGCGACCCGCTTCCCGTACTGGTACATCGAGTAGCACAGCGAGTCCTGCCCGGAGGAGTCCGACTTGACGCCGGCGGTGGTGATGCCGATCATCAGCGGCTCTGGGCGGGCGCCCATCGCCAGCGCCATGACGTCCCACAGCTCACGGTTCGGCTGGGCGTGGACCTCGTCGAACACGGTGAGACTCGGGTTCAGGCCTTCCTTGGTGAAGGCCTCCGCCGACAGCACCCGCCACACCGAGCCGGTCTCCACGTACTCGATGGCGTCGCGGTATACCTTGACCAGATCAGTGAGGTCGGGGTTCATCTCGACCATGCGCCGGCCGGTGCCGAACACGATCCGCGCCTGATCCTTGTCCGCGGCGCACGAGTACACCTCGCCACCGACCGGGCCGGTGATCAAGCCATGCAACCCGAGCCCAGACCCGAGGGTGCTTTTCGTGTTCTTGCGGGCCACCCCGACCAGCGCCTGCCGATGGCGCAGCTTCCCGTCCCGCCGGCGCGCATAGACGTGCTCGATCAGCCGCCGCTGCCAGTCCCGCAGCACGATCGGCCGCCCAGCCGAGCCGGCGATCGAGTCCTTCGTGATCCGGCAGAACGTCTCGACGAAGTCCGCGACATCCTCACCGTCGCCGCGGTCGATCTCCGCAGGCGAGACGGGGGTCAGCCACGCTGGCGGTGAGTCCGCCGCCGGCCACGTGCTACGGCGACGCCTTCCGGTTTGCGCGCGCGGAGCGCTTCGCGAGGAACTCTTCGACGGCATTCGCCCGCTTCACCTCCGCAACACCCAGCCGGGCGCGGTCAGCGGGCGTGAAACCGCACTTGCCCTCATATGTCGTGATCTGCGCGTCGAGCGCAAGCAGCTTGTCCAGCAGCGGGTTCACACGAGGCTGCCCCTGAGAGCCCTCCACCATGAACCCGTCCTCTTCGAACTGCGCGGTCATCGCACGACGCATGTCATACGCCTCGCACAGCCGCGTCATGATCGCGAGATCGGTCTCCGGGGACACCCACGCCTGCCCAGCAGTCCACAACCGCTCCCACGCCGCGCGGCCCGCCTCAAACAGGTGCTCGGGCGCCGGCGGAGGCTTGCTCGAAGCAACCAGCTGCACCACCGGCTCGGGGAGCTTGCGCTGGCCCGGGTTACCGCGCGCCCGCTTGCGCTCAGTGGGCTCAGGAGGCGGCCCAGGCATACACGGCCCCCTTCCCCTCGCAAGATCCCCGAAGATCCACCCGAACCGTCGCAGATCATCGCAGACCGCGAAACAACGCCCGTGAACCCCAAAAACCGGTCAAACCTGCAGAAAAATGCGCAAGCG